GTAAATATTTTGAATGTAATGCTGGGGTTTGTTTAGATGTTTCATCTAATTGTGTATTATTAATAGTGCAGTCTTCTGCCCACATGTTGTGGATCTGTTTCAAATCAATCATAATCTCTCCAATAGTATTATATATTAACTGGTTAAGTTGCCGGTGACAGAAAATGAATCTCCATCTACGAATCCACCAGTTGTTGGATCCTTATGTAGTATATCAAAATATGTAAATCTAAAAGAAGCTCCAAAGCTTATGAACGATTCGCCACCGCCTGTGGATTGAAACTGAATATCAGTTAATGCAGTTGGTATGCAATCTCTATAAACAATTCTTACTATAGGATTGTTAGAGCTGTTGAGTATTGATAATGTTATATCTGATTGTGCCGGCGGTCTTTGTGTTTTATTTCTAAATCTATCTACAGGTGTTATGTTATCTTGATCGAGTATTCTTCTCATCCAAGTATGCATTTCCCTATAAGACTTCATGTCTTCATCTAATATAATGTTAGCGAGCATTTCGTTATATGTAAGTTTGTCACCAATAAATGGAATTGCTGCTATTTTCTTATATGCGATATCAGCAGTATTCATAATCACACCAGCATGCGTAAAATCTTGCACAAAAAATTCAAGATTTGGATAATTAGCTCTATCTATTACGAGTTTAAATCCCGTAGGTTGTAGATAATTAAAGTTAGTTGTTAATGCCATAATTCTATTTATACGAAAAAAGAGGAGCCGAAGCTCCTCTCTTAACTTTTAACCATTAAGGTTTATGCACCAAGAATGTTATCAACTCTGAAACTTCTATAGTACTGGTTAGTTCTAGCTGTTGCTAGTCCATCTCTGCCAGATGAACTGCCAACAAATGGATTTGAGACCATACCATATCTGGTTTTGAAACCAATTTTTGGTTGGAATGTCTCTTCACCAACAGCTCTGACCATTGTTAATGGTACATATGGACAATAGAATACGCCGGCATCATATGGATTTGAGCCTTTATAACCTATTGTTATATAGTCTGTTGTTGAATATGGGTCAATGTAGACTCTCATTCTGCCGTTTAATACACCAGCGAATGTGTTACCTGTGTCATCTACCTGTAGGTTAGTTGACATTGCAGGTGTGTAGTCTAACATGCCGGAAGCTGCTAATGCAGATGCAACGTCAGATGAGCAGATCATAAAGTTACCTTTACCCCTACGTGTCTCTTTTGCAATTACGTTAGCTTCTCTTTCGACTTGAAGGATTAACCCTTTGAATTTTTCTACTGACCATCTACCATCAGCATCTGTCTGTACGTTGAAGATACCGTTAATAGCTGTATTTGTCTGTAGTGCTCCGATTTTAGCTTGTGAGTTAACAGTTCTGATAACTTCTCTGTTGATCTCAGCTAAGATTTCAGTTGACAAGATATTTGCCAATTCTGTCTCAGCATCTAAGCCATGAATAGCTTTAAGATCTTGAGCAAGTTCTAAACTGTATTCAGCTTTTAGAGCTCTTGATTTTGCAGTCACAGTTGCTTTCTCGATTGAGAATCCCATTTCAGCAAATGCAGAATTAGGATCTCCAGCGGTTGAACCTAAACCTTCCGCATCACCTGTTGACATTCCAGTACCTGCTAGTACGGATACTGCTGAGTCAGCAATTGAACTATCTAAGTCACCGTCTGAATGACCAGATAAACCTGATCCGTCTGCTGGTGCTGTTGTAGCAGAGTCGCCTGAGTAACCTGACTGAGCTTCATTAAATAAAGCTTCATCATTTACACTTATACCAGTTCTAGCTGTTTTGTACAATGACTTCATTGCAAAAATCAAACCAGTTGGTCCTGACATTGGTTGTACACCACAGATGTCATATGCCATTAGATTAGGCATAGCACGTCTGACTAGTGCGATTAAAACTGGATTCCAGTTTGCTGTACTTGCTGTTCCCATTGTTGGTCCAGCTTCGTTGATCATTCCTTCTTCTCTTAGAGCGATTTCCTGATTTTCGAGAACTGCAGCTGTAACAGCTTTTCTATGATGGTCCTTAATTGCACCAGCTGATTCTTCAGAAAGTACAGGATTCCATTTTTCGATTAACTTATCGTAAGATACACCGTTCATATCTTGCTTCTCCTATTTAACATTGGTTTTTTTGATTGCGTTGAGGTATGATGCCATTGAGTCTGAAGTAGTAACTACTGGAGCTTCTTCTTCATCTATTGAATCATCCTGAGATTTTGCAGCCTTAGCAAAATATGATTCCTTTAGTTGAGCTACTTTCTGTGTGAAAGTCTCTTCATCATCGAAATCTACGTTTTCTGCTAGTGACTTTAACTTTTCAACTTGAGTTTCGGCTAGGTCTTTAGTAGCTTCTCTTATGATAGCTTCTCTTTTGTAACCTTCAAGTTCAACAGCCATGTCGATTGCTTTCTTAGTTGATTCGTTAACAGTTGCCTCCAACTCTTCAACTTGATCTGCTAAATCGTCTACTAAATCAACTTTTTCGTCCGGCACTGTGATATAAGATTCTGTGAAAAGATCTTTCATCTTATTCATAAAATCTTCAGCAATCTCAGTTCTTAAACCGTTTTGAATAGCTAATTTATTGTCTTCCATCCAGTTTTCAACCACGTAGTTTAAATAGTTGTCTACCTTCTCTACAAGATCTGCCTTAGTAGTTGATACTTCCTCGGCTAGTTCTTCGTTGTACTTTTCTTCTAGTCTGTCAATCTCAGCATTTACTTTTGAATTGATTGAAGCTTCAAAGATAGTTTCAGCTTTTTGCTTGAATGCATCTGACAATGTTGCTTCTTCAGATACTAATGCTTTAAGATCATCCTTGAAATCAACTTCTACGTTTACAGTAGCTTTAACTTCATCTTCAGCGATTATATCGCCTTCGGATTCAAAACTTTCTTTATTGTGGTACATTGCAGTAATGGCTTGTTTATTCATGCCCTGCATTTTTCCAACCATTGCGGCAATCATGCCGGCTTTAGTTTTGATCATAGGATCTTTCTTAGTTTGATCACCTTTACGCTTTGCAGCGCTTCCAGTAGCATCAGCAGCTTTATCAGTAGCAGCTATTGACTGAGCTTCAGCATTTTTAGGATCGTGTGCTTCGTCCATGATTTCATTCTCGTCTTCATGGAGTTCTACATCCTGATCTTCTACTATTTCTTTATCAGTCATACTTGACTCCTTATTTTGATTTTATTAACGAGAGGAAATTCTTGAACTCACGAACCTGTGTCTCATAGAGATCAGCACGTGGAGCTTTTTTGATTTCAGTCTCCATTTTTTCAATTGTTTGCGCTTCTATAATGCCATTATTCCAAACCCATTCAACACCTTCCATTATCCCATTAACAAAAGCTCCAGGAGCAGATGGATCTTGTACGATATCTACCGCATTAAGAATGTAGTCGCTATTTACGACCATTGTGTCATTACGCTGGCTCAAACTTCCCATACCACGAGTCGATACACCGAACTGAACATTGCCATCAAGTAAACCTTTTACAATTTGACCCATAGGAGTGTCTAGTATCGTTGCCTCACCCACAATATCATCACCTTGAAATTCAAGTTTATTGATTTTGTGAGAAACCTTATCTAAATTAACGGTCGGTCCTTCAGGGTGGTTAAGTTCTCCAACTGCTCTACCCTTACTTACTTGATCAGTATTGTATTTACCAAGTGCTTTTTCCATCACTGGCATTGGATATATACGACCGTTACGATTCTTTTTTTCTGCTTGTGCGAATATACCTTGTATTTTATAATTCTTCTTTCCAGTTTTCGCGTCTGCTTCTACTAGAAAGTTTAAATCATTTTCGGCAAATTCTGATATTAATTTCATGTTCTGTACCTACTTATATTGTTTCATAAATTCGGTTATAGCTTTTTCAGCTTCTTTTTGAGTTTTGTATACATCAAGTCTATCACCATCTATATAAGCAACAAATCCATTACGTTCTTTATGTATCATTGCTTTGACGCCTTTAACCTTTTTGTTAAAGACCATCTCACCTTCCGGCTTTCTACTTGTCAATTCTCTAAGTTGCGAAAAAGTTTTCATGTTAATTATATTTATACATATTGAGTTTTATACCGCAGCACCTTCGATTTCGTTTTCAGGAGACCCAAGGCCTTCATCTTCTAAATCTTCAAGCTCTTCTGTATCCATTGCAGTTTCTTCATCGCCTTTAGTATCTTCGAAGTCTTCATCCTCTAGTGGATCTTCTTCGTCTGCAACTTCATCATTGTATATTTGACCAGCTATCTTTACTTTTTGTTGGTCTAATAAATCTGCCACTCGAGTAGTCATGACATTTCCAAATACTTCGTTTGCTTTATTGTAATCTTGTGCTAATGAATGTTGAATTAAATCTTCAATAGTATCTACATTATTAGTTTCTTGTTGTTCAGCCATTATTGAGCTCCTTGATCGTCTTCTGGTTCTTGCTGCTGAGTTGCAGCTATTTCACTATCCATTCTCTCGATTTCTGCATCATCAAAAAGAAGAATATTTTTTTGCACCCATGATTTAGAGAAATACTCACCGACATAATTTTGTATTTGATCGAGTGTTTGTACCTTCTCTCTGAGTAACTCTGCTTCTTTCAATTCTGAAAAGTGATTATCACGTGTAAAATCAAGATTGACTTCGTTTTTCCACTTCATCCAATCTTCTTCAGTGATAACATTTTTCATTAATAATTGTTTCTTTAATATATCATAAAAGAAAGTAGCAAATCTATTTCTAAGTCTATCAATAAACTTTTGAAATTTCAATTCATCTCTGCTTATTTCAGTTGCTCTACCTAAAGAGAACTGTTGTTCTTGTTCTAATCTATTCATTGGTACATTAAGAGATCTATATAATCTCTTTTGAAAATATATAATATCTTCAATTTGTCCTAAGTTTTCTCCACCAGGCAAAGTTGATATTTCAGTACCTCTTCCACCTTCTCTTCTTGGTAACCAAAAATCTTCTAACATAGACATGTGTTTACGATCATCACGTATTTCACCAGTCTTAGCATCGTAAACGAGCTTGTTACGGTACTTAGCCATAATATCTTTCATATATTGTTCGGCTTTACCTCTCGGCAAGTTGCCCACATCAATATAAAACATTCTTCTTTCAGGAGCTCGAGCTAATCTATAAATGACTAATGAGTCTTCCATCATTCTTAATTGTGTAATTGGCTTTAGTGCTTTATGTAAAAATGAAACAACTTTCTTCCTGTGTTCATCTAATAATCCTGAAGTACAGTAACTCACAGAGTCATTGCTTAACTTAATTCCACTCTGTTGCTGCCCTGGTTTTTCTTGATAAATGTAAAACTCATCAACCTTTTCAACTATTGCAGCACCAGTTGCTGGATCTTTTTTCTTTTGAACTTGCTTTACTTTTCTGATTTTAGCAGCATCAACATATCGTATTTCTTGAATACCTGCAGATAAATTCTTTTCATCGGCTACTAAGTGATGATATATTCTACCATCAACATACCACCTTCTAAAAAGATCGTGTCCTAATTCTTTAAAATTTAACATGTTATATATGTTGTCAAACTCTTCAACCATTTGCTTTTTAATTGAAGAACTTACTGGAACTCTATCTACGTTAAGAGTTATAGAAGGCTTCATGTCGCCTGACGTAATTGCTTCATTTACAATATCTTCTATTGCTGCATCAGTTTCTGGATGCATGGCTGAACCACGGTACTTTAGTATTAGTTGTACATTATCTTTTGAGTCATCACCTTCCATATTGATGTAATGACCATAGTGTGCTGCGCTTGAAGTTGAAGTAACGTAGCCTGCACCATCATCGTCTCTTGGTGGAACGATTGATTTTATAGACTGTTTGTCTTTAGTCCTTGTTATTTCAAACCCAAATAATTTAAGTGTGCCGTCTGCCATAATAATTCCTTTAAGTTAGGAGAGTCAAATGACTCTCCTAATATTTATACTTAAGTTGTAGTGTCAGTCTCATAGTACTGGTAAGCAAATGATACTGTAAATCTTTCGATTTCATCATTTGAACCGTAGTTCAATTCAATTGGAGACATATCTTGTGGATATGATCCTCTGAATGTGTACTTTTTGACAGAGTCACCTGATCTGTCTAGTTGCTCAACAAAGAGATCTGCTTCATATGCAATTGGAGTTGATAAACCCGTATTTGCAGAATGAGCATTCATGCCGTTCATCCATCTTTCCATTGGATTTCTGATAGCAAAATCTGTATCGTTGATTATTGAGACTGTCCATATGTCGAATACTCGATCACCGGCCATTTTTAATTGTCTACCTCTGAAAGGTACAATTATCTGACCAAGTGTTGATCCAGGTAATTGAGCAGTTTCACAAAGAAACGATGTCAATTCTGGGTCTCCATTCGCATAACCTGGAAAGTTTATAGTAGCTTTGAAGAGGTTAGGTCTAGCCCCACCACCTCTAAGCTTTGATTTAAAATCATCTACGCCTAATACTGCCATTTTCTATCTCCCTATACCGTACCGACGACTTCTTCGAAGTCTACACCAGTTCTTACGGCTACAAAATTTAATGTGACATAATTAATAGAACGTGCAGGCTTAATGAATATGTCTGCTTTAAATTCATTTCTATCAATAACTGCCGCAGTATTATTAGTTGCGTCCGCTACTACTCTAAAGTCTGTGATACCTCTTCGGCCTTTGACTTCTCTTAGTACTGGTTCAATAATGTTAACGAACTCTGCTCTTGTAAATTCATCATTGAATTCAAAGAGTACTTGCTCTGCTGCTCTCGATATTGCTCTTTCCAATATTAAGAATAGTCTTCTTACATTGATTCTATCAAATGCAGATGCTCTTCTAAGTCCAGTTTTATCACCAAATAGTATTACACCAGAACCAGGAATATTTGCAATTGGATTTATACTCTTTTTATATAAAGAATCCCTTTGCCCTTTTGTCGGGGTCCATGCCAGGGAAGTGATTCCAAGGTATTGACCTCTTCTAGAACCTGCAGGTGAGAACCATGCCGCTCTGTTTAAATCAGTTGCAGCCATAAGTCCTGCTGTTGAAGAAGCTGCAGGTATGAATATAAACTGATCGTTAAATTTATCATACACTTTTAAGAAGTTACCGTCCATGAAAGCATATGACGAGTATGGTGTTATAGCATCACCAGTTGCAGTAATGTTTGTTGTTATAGTACTTGCATTTGTCAAGTTAACGACATCATCTCTTGCTGGTGAAAATACTGTAACACAATCTTTTCGAGCTGCAGAAGTACCAATTAAGTCTGAAACTACAGCGTCATGATCTGTTCTAGTTGCCATACTTGGAGAAATCAAGAAGTCTATTTCAACTTGATCTTTGTCTTCGAAAAAATCATAACCGGTTGCGTATTTAGACGTTGTTAACACTCCCGATGCCACACCATCAGCTAAGGTGAATGATCTAACATATTTTCCAGGACTACTTGCTGAGTCGTATGTTGCAGCATCAATATTATAGTCATCTCCACTATCGGTTGATAAAATGCCTGCTCGTCCTACTGTAGAAGAACCTGAAAATTGGGTTAAGCTTACATCTGAATCAAATCCTGCCATATAGACATAATCTGACTTGTCGTTAATAACATCTCTTACAAAGATAGAACTACCAGTAGTATTTTTAGCATCTCTTGCCACTGATAAGAAAGGATATCTTTCTAGAACTGCGCCTTTAGTTCCTGTAAATTTACCTTGTGCATCTACTACTACTACGTGTACTTCGTCATTCTGGCCGTTTTTGTTTGATATGAATGTTGATGTTTCAGGCCTTGCATCAAATTCATTTGCGTATATCCAATTGTTGAATGCTGCAGAATCTCCTGCTACACATCTTTCAATAGTTAATCCGTTAGCTAAATCACCAGGATATCTACCTAAAAAGGTATTTTGCTCTGCTATTAAAAAGCTCTCTCTAGTTGCAAAGTTATCTTCATTTTGAACTAACTGCGCAGTATTTGCAGAGTCAGATGAATATGCATTTCTTGCATCTGCTGTTACTGATCTCACTACTTGCAAATTACTTGAATATCTCAAGAAATATGATGCAGAGTGAAAATCTACTGTATTATTAGAATCTGGTGAAGCAAACGTAGCTACTAATTCTGTTTCATTAGCAATTAACATTCGTTTTTCAGCCGGACCCCATCTATAGTTTCCTACGATCGCGCCTGTAGTTGACTGGACGTTAGGCACTCCTCCAGTCAGGTCTATCTCTTTGACAACAACCGCGGGCGATTCCGATGGTGAAAATAGTGCCATTTTGTTATTCCTTTATTTTAATTACGAGTTTCATAATACGATTGTTCAATTATTGTTATTTATAATATTACAGATCTCTATCATATTCAATCTGCCAAGGATCATCTTTGGTTTCAATTTTCTGAATAAACTCAGAACCATCATCAATAAACCCAAAAGGTACTATATCATCATTGATCTCTTTCATTTTTTGATTGAATATGATGTCTTTAAGATTTAAGTCTGTTAGATTCGAAAAGTATGCTGAAGAAACGAAATAACCGAATAAAACTAAATTCATAACTAAATCATCATGATTTCCTACAGAAGCTTGAAATGTTTGACCTTTTGCTTCAAACGTAGATATCTCTAATATAGTTTGTTCATCGACTACTTTAAGCTTACTATTTTCTAATAAATCTTTTAATGCACTACAACCTAATCTTTTAGATTTACGAGTTATTTCAATTCCTACTGCATTTGCTTTTATTGCAGATTCAACGTGGACATTTTCATATTCTAAATCATAATATAAACCATTACAAACTATGCCACCTTGATCATTTGATTCAACAATGCAATAAGCTTTGTTGTAGACATTTGCGTACTTATATATAATATTAGGGAAGAGTAATGGAGATATAGTGTTATTGCGATACACAGCAACCTGTTCAAACGGGCGAGCGCTAATATCGATTAAGGAAAAAGAAGAGTAGTCCTGTCCTCTTCCCTTTGATACATCTGCAACTAGAATGTAATCATGACCTTTGATAGGTTCTTTATAGATCAGTATGTCCCCACCTTCTAATCTTTGAATCGAATGAGATGCTCTCAGATCGAGTAATGTTTGAGCATTAATAAGTGTATCTCCAGTTCCAAAAAATGTATTACCGAACTCCTGATCAAATTGTATTTGAGAAGTATTGTTTATAGTTTCTTCTTTCCATTTTTCATCACGGCCTGGTACATCATGCCAGTCAACTCTAAAGTAACTATATTCATTTACACCTTGAACTGCACCTTCCCATATTTTATGGAACGTATTGCCTATACCATTTGCAGTAGACGTTACTATAATTTTAGTGTCTTTACCAGACGATATAACTGGATATGTAGATGTATAGAACTCTGCAGCTCTTTCAACAAATGCAAATTCATCTAAGTACAATAAGTTAACTGATAAACCTCTTATCGATTGTCCTGATGTTGCAGCTGCAATGATTCTACTATTGTTACTAAAATCGATATTAGATTTATTCAAAGCTTTACAACCTGGTTGAAGAAAGAAAGGTATGTTTTCTAGCATTATTGTTATTCTCGCCAACATCTCACGAGCAGTAGCACCTTTATTAGCTAATACAGCAATTGTCTTTTCGGGCTGAAATAAAGCAAACCAAAGTAAGTAACCACACGCAGATATAGATTTACCAGATTGTCTACATGCTAAAACGACATTAAATCTATGTGCTTGAAACTTATCAAACATCTTAGCTTGGTATGCATATAATTCGAATGGAACTAAACCTTTATCCAACGAAATTATCTTTGAATATTTTTCTACAAAATACACAGGGCTTTTCATGCACTTCGCATACTCGCGTACTTGGTCTTCTGTCCAATTTTGAACGATACCATCTTTTTTAATATTAGGGTTACCTAGATAATTTTCATTTAGGTTTTGGCGTGACATCTACTAGGTCCATATCATTCTTAAGTATTTTTTGTAATTCAGCGGTTGACCCAACAAATAAATTGTTTGTAGTATTTGCAATATTTTTTATTTCTTCTTTTCTATCTAAATCTTTTTTCTTTTTATTTAGATCCATTAGTCTATCATTAACATCGGAGATGTTTTTAATCATTCCAGATAGAACTTCGAATGCACGTGGATGTTCGCTTTCTCTTGCAACTTCAATCATGAGTTCAAGGCTCTGCTTTCCTTTTTCCACTAATTCGTAATATGTATCTCTTGAATACTTATAATCATTATCAACATTCTTTTCTTCAGGAGGAAAGAATTTGCTTGTATCACTCTTCATTTATAGTTACCAACTTACGGTTTTTCAAGTGTTGTTCTTCTATATGAGTTTTTGATTGTCCCATATATGCAGCAGCATGATGCTTTTCTATCATGTAATCATTGATAGATTGATCAGCATAATTAGTTGTTCTCCATAATTCACCTAATACTCTGCCAAACTTCCCTGTGGCATCTTTGTGTGTTTTAAGTATTATACCTGCAGGATCATCTAACATGCCAGTTAAAAATGCTTTTGCAGCAAGTCCATACTTTTTTTCTTCTAAGTCACGGGTTCTTGATTCAGGAGTATCGATTCCGTGTAATCTCACTCTTTCTTTATGCATCCAAACACCGAAACCTAAATCTATATCTACGTCTACAGTATCACCGTCTATTATTTTAACTACTTTACATCTGTACTCATACATTTTTTTATCTTTCTGTTTAAACTGATATATTTGTCATATTTATTTGAAAAGTTAATGGTTTATGTTGACTGTATGGCCAATACAAGATTCTATTAGTTCCATTCATCAATCCATAGTTAGCGTTAGTTCCACTAAAAAAAGTAGAAGCATTTGATTCGTCAGTAGATCCTTGATTCATAAGTCCTGTTACTGCATTGTTTTGAATCCAGGCTCTAACCTGTGTTGGTGTCATACCAGGATTCGCTTGCAATAGTAAACACGCCACGCCTGCTACTTGAGGTGTTGACATACTAGTTCCAGAATTTCCATAGTAATAATTGACGTTGCTCGTCCCACCACTTACGATATCGCTTCCTGCTGCCCAAACATCAACTCGAGGTCCTTTGTCACTTGAACTTGAAGTGTATTCACCGTTTTGACCAGACCCAACAAATACATTCGACTGGCCATTCGATAAATTACCTACAACGATAGTCTCAGAACCAATATTACCAGCACCTCTGTTATAATAAACTGGGTTACCCGCCGATATTCCACCACTTGAAGCGCTTCGTGTAATATAGTTGTTATAGTCTACATCATCTGAATAACAAAGTTTTTGACCTTGATTACCAGCGCTTTTACAGTATATAACACCTTCGTCTTGCATCTCTTCTACTTCAGCCGTAAGACTATATAGACTTGCGTTGAATCTATTAATACCGTCACCTATCATACCATAGGATGCATTTTTTGTTGTTGTGCCAGTATTGCTGCCTCTAAAATTTATACCAGATATATTTGTAAAGTAACCTTTATAACCCCAACTAGCACTAACCACTGTAGGTCGTTTTACGCCTGTAACAGGATCTGGTGTTTTTGCTTTATGAAATTCTTTTATAGCATCAAACCAATACGATTGTCCTATTACGTTTAGATCCATAAAGTGTATGGTTGCATTTGTTGCCCAGCCGACGTTTTTGCCAACAGAAGTACCACAACAGTGTGTAGCATGATCGGCATCATAAGAAGTGGTATAGTACATAGTACCTGCACCACTACAATTTGCAAGAGAGTTCCATTGAAATTGTTGTAGCCTACTAGAACCATTAGCATCTTTTAAATATTCATGATCAGGTCTTGGTATGCCACCTTCTTGATGTATGTAGTCTACACCTGTACCATCTAGATGCCCAGTAAAATTTTCTGAACTTCTTTCATTATCTGTTTGGGAACCCCAACCGTTAGTTTTTTCAATGTGTCTTAGTAGCCCCCAGTTGTTTTTGCTTTGGGAACTAACTGTTCTACTCCAAGAGCTTCGTGGATTCAACTCATAATCTAAAAATTCATCAGACCATTCAAATGGAAGCTCAATATCACCAATTCTATCGTCTGCCTTAAGCTTGACAACTTCTTCTGGTGTAAGTGCCATTTCAAAAATACGCTTACTACTATTTCTACTATTTACAAATTCAACTTTTCTGTCAGGTATAACGTTTGAATCAACAGCAGAATCTGACGTAGTAACACGTGTTAATTCGTCAACTATTTTTTCTTTATCGACATCTTTTTTTAAAGCAATTTTGTAATGCGCTTCACTCATGTCAACTCCTATACAATGTTTATGGTGTTACCCATTGCTGAATGGTTTGTACATTGATAATACAACGTAGCTGGAGCAGCCATAGGTACTTTAAATACTACTGTTCCTGTTGCTGCACCGTTGTTAGTTACACCAGTTGCATAAGCACTACCACCGCTACTTGCTCTTATTTGGAAAGGATGCCCTGACGCGTTAACTACGAAATAGTATGTTTCACCTCTACGTAGGTATAATACTGGATCGTTCGTTGATGTCGGAAACCAATGAGTTTCAGCATCTGTAAAAGCATAATCAGAAGAACCGTTATTAACTACGTTAAATATAGCAGCACTTTTTGTAAGAGGCTGCCATGCACTTCTTTGATAAATGTCAAATTGGCCTATTGTGCTATTGTAAATTATTTCACCATCAGATGCTGATAATGCATTTCGTTGAGTAGTTGTTCTATTTCCAACTCTTAAACCACCTCCGTTGCCACCAGCTGAATCACCTTGTATTACTACAGAACCGCCAACTTTTAACAATAAATTACTATTAGCAGTTATTGTAGGAGTTCCTGCTGTAGTGGTTGATAATGATCCACTTACATTAAGATTTACTGCAGTTAACCTATCAGAATCTTTACTATAAACTAATCCAGCGTCACCACCAAACGAACTACCACCGTCATTAAACTGTACTTGTGTATTAGAACCAGCTGGGTTAGCAGCTGCTGTAATTTGTCTTGCTTGTACATAATCTGAATCAATGAGTGCTATTGTAGTAGCTGAATCAACGCTTCCGCCGCCGCCAACGAACGTTCCAGTTACAGTAAGATTTGTTAGTGTAGCTGAGTCAGCATTTATTGTACCAGTAATCGTAGCGCCGCTTGAAGTTGTTTCAATTTTCTTATTTAAATTGTGGTATATCTCAGTAGCACCGTCGGCATCCACTCTAAATATCATGGTGGATGGGCTACCAGTACCATTTAAAACTCTAAGATCACTAGTATTTAGAAATAAAGCGTTTGGACCTCCATTTGCCATTGCAGCAACTATTCCACTTGGGAAAATTCCTAAATTTCCACCATACGTTGCATCCCTTAAATGGATCGGAGCAATAGTTGCAACGCTATTAGAATTATTTGCATGCGAAACAGGATTGTCTATAAATATTCTTTTAGATATATTTGCAGAGTCTACATTAAGAATATCGCCTGTGAGTGTAGTAAAAGTATCACTAGCATCACTTCGTAAAAATTGTAAACTATTTAAATTATCAAGAGTATCTGCATCAACATTTAATGCATCAATATATGATTTTGTAACTGCGCTATCTATTATATTTGAGATAAAAGCTGAATCTCTTTGAAGATCTGCTTGTCTTGTTTGTACATATTCTGCGTCAACAGTAGCAGCAATTAAGCTAATAGTATTTGCAGAATCTAGTGTTTCGTTATTAATTATGCTAATTATTGTTGATGAATCTTGTCGTGTTGAAATTCTGCTATCTAAATCAGCAAAATTTCCATCAAGTTCAGCATGACTCAAGGCTGAACCTTTTGTATTTCTAGATACGATTGCCATGAAATGCCTCCTGTTGTGCGAATCGATTAATCAAAAACATAATCACTGTCTGCGTAACTATCAATCATATAATCACTATTTATATCATCTGTCGTAGTAACTATGATGTCAGTATCAAAACCAAAATCGCTATCAGCAAGGCCTATCGTACTTCTAGGTCTAGGATTCACGATTAAAGTTTCAAGACCTATGTCAGAGTCTTGTAATCCAGCGTTAATATCGAATATTTTTGCTCTAGCTTCGCGTATAATTGCTGTATCACTAATAGGACCATGAAAGCTTATCTTCATTTCAAAGTCTATGCTGTACATTATTGTACGCCTCTGTTCCATCGCTCCTTCAAAGTCATCACTAAATGATACACCCTGTATTATTACAGGAATATCTTCAACTAACCCAGGATATTCTGTAGAAAAAGGCTGTATTGTTATTGAATACTGAGGATTAAATGTCGGTAATATTTGTTCAACAATTTGTAAAGCGTCATCTTGTGATTTAGCATAAATGTTCAACTGGAAATTAATTGAATACGGAACTGGCGCAAAAAACTTTTGTCTTTTATTTATGTTAGAATCTGATGCTATAGTATTAAATGTAGAAACTTTTTGTAGTTGTCTAGTAGCATCATACGCTATCGATGTAATTTCAAATGACATCCTTGGCAATTTAATTGCAACTTGTGTATTACTATTTAAATCAGGATTTTCTCTTATTCTTTCGAGATATTTTTGTTTAGGGGCATATGATAGAGGAACTTTTACTTGATTATTAACTCTAACTACATAGATATTATTAAACAGCCTGCCAAATAATGCTACAGCTTTCTTAGTTTTTGCATGATAGAAGTGATTGCCAAACATTAATTGTTACTCACATCGCCAAATGGATTAGACTCACTGAAATCAATAAAGTCGGCACCTGTTGAAAAATCTGCATTCTGCTCATTTGAAGAAAGTTGGTTGTCTTCATTAATTGCAGTTACGTTGTATGCAGAATCAGCAATTCTTGATGTTGTCTCTCCTGGTTGCGCACTTATTGCAATATTTGTACTTGTTATAAATGTGTGATACTTATCATCACTAGTATCTACGTGTATTAAATGTAGTTTTTGATCGGAATCTGACCATCTAGCTATTTCTCCGCTTATGGTTACTCCACTTGCAAGAGTTTGTGTAGCTTTTTCACCAACACTTATTATACCACTTGTTCCATCTAACGTTAGTACATATTTGTATGCGTAGTCAAGTTCTATCTTATCAATCTGTGCAACACCGGTGTCAAGATCTTCATTGTTGTATTCAAATAATCTTGTTCTTAATTTGAATACTGGTAAATTGCTCAATTGATAAAACGGTTGCTCATGCTCTACATGAGATATTTCAAATAATTTATTTGATAAAGGTAAGTAAATTAAGTCTCCTTCTAGAGGTCTTAATGATGTTATACTATTATCAAATTTAGCGACTTGTTGTGACCATCTATTCCGTGAAACTATAAATGTAGCTTCATCTCGTATTTCCACACCAAATCTTGTAAACAGATCTCCTTCACCGTCAAAGCCTTCGATATTTTCAATATACATTTCGATCTTATGAGCTGAATTAAATCTTGAAGGAACGTCATCTCCAAAAATTTTATCTTCTTGTACTAGATCTCGCGGAATATAATAAACATCTTGACCGTAGATCTTTAAAGATTCTATTATAATGTCTTCATATATTTTTTGTTCTGATCTAACTTTATCAGAAAAATAAAGATTTCTCATGTTAACCTACAAAAAAGTCAGGTGGAAACTCGTGTTCTAATCTTATATTTTCTCTAAGAGTAGCTATTTCTGAAGTTGCATCATCATATATTTGTCTACCGTTCAAAATAACTCCTCCCGGCAATTGCATTCCTTCAAATTTAATTAAATTAGCACCCCACTGTTGTTTTATTAGTGCAGTTGTGTATTCTTTTAAGAACATATCATTATATACGGATGTGTGTGTATCAGGGTTTACTATAGAATAAACTTCAGCTACTACATAATCTCCTACTTTTATATCTCCGTCAGCAAAATCACCAAAGATATATAGTCTATTTTGTTTTCTAGAAAATTGTACTTGAGGCTGACCATTTAACTTCATGTCTAGCGTTGAGAGATATTGCTGCATTTGTTCATAGTACGCTAAGTCGCCAGCGAAGTTCATTAAATCATGTATATTATTCAACATCAATTGATATTTTACATTAAACATACCTCCGCCTCCAGTGATACCACCTGAAACAGGAAACATTTTAGAAACAAATAGAATGTTGCTATCTACTGGAATATATTCATTTGTAATGTCTGTAGCAGTTACTTGGTGTTTTAAATATGTTCTTATAGTAGCGTCAGAATGGTACTCTTGATAATATTGTAAAGCTTCATCGACTCTGTCTTCTACTTGGTCTTCATCAACGTTAATTTCAATGACAGGATCGCCTAATCGCCTTTTGCAATAATCTATCAATGTTGCTCTTGATGTTGGATTCGCCATATTTAGTCCTTAAGTATTTTTATCTATTTATACAGATTTAACTTTTAATTATTAAAACTTTCTCCTTCTTCATCAGTTGCTGTTTAACCTATTGAGGTTCGTTTGGATGGGATGGAAACTCTGTAGAAGAAGGGTCATCAACATTAATACAATCTCTTAAATCTTGAACATATTTATCTAATTTTGTAATATCATCAATTTGACTTTTACCTTGTCTTGCAAAACTGTTATATCTCATAATTTTCCATTCTACATCATTGATAAATTTATCTCTTTGTGTACGAACACTTTCTAATTGTTTATTTTTTACTGATTGCAATTCTTCAGATGAAAGACTTTCAGTTACCCATTTAGTTCCATTCCAAGTCACTTTATGAGTTGTTTCATTTACCTCTGGTTTATCATCAATAACGTGCCATCCAGCATATGTTAAATCATCAGGTGTAAAAGTAGTAAAATCTGTTTTAGTATTACCATTAGATAATCTAATTCTTTTAGGCTTGTCAGAAATAGGATATGATTTATTAAGTGAATACATTGTCATTTTATTTTTCCTTTATGGTGCTACCCAAGTATTAGAATCTCTTATTCTAAGTTTTTTATAATTACATGAACCGCTTCCAAGACTAACACCGTCTAAATCCGAACTTAACCCAAAGTAAACTGCAGCAGTGGTAGAGTATGCTTTTGATAGAGGTGTAGTTGTTCCCCCAAGTTGAGTACCAGTAATAGCCCAATCATCTGCACCAAGAGTTATTTTAGCTCTCATTACTCCTGCTGTTTGATGATGCCATAGATGCATTGTTATAGTGTTACCTATAGCACCATTAGCAATAGCGGAACCGTTTTGACCGCCGCTGGGTGTGTTTAACATGGGATAGGACATACAGTTGGTTTGTAAACTGACTCCTCTAGAATTTGTGGTGGCCCAATTCCACTGCATATAATTTCTACCATTTGATGCTATCCACATAGCTATTGATGGGTCAGTGCAATTAGTAGGAAAAGCAACAGTCGCTTGAAACAATCTGTTACCTGTATGTGAATCTGTTAATGATAACGGATAAGAAAATCCAGTAGCATTACCGCCTGTCATAAAACCATATGTAGAACTAAATCCTGAGCTAATTGATGCACCAGATGTTATAGTTATTCCTGTAGGTGCTGAAGAAACTACAAGGTCAAATGTTTGGTCTAATCCAGTTATATCATTCACAGTAAAAGTATTTGAATCAAAAATAATGTTATCACTAGAAACAGGAGAACCTCTATAGACTGTTACTTTGAAGGTATTATTTTCAGTTCCATCAGTGCTAACGAGCACTGGATTGAACACAAATTGTGTATCATATGTACTATCTGCTACTAAAGATATAGTACCACCTGTAATAACAGCACCAGTAAAGTCAGCATTGGTCATTGTTGTGCCTGAGACAGTTGTTATTTCATATGGTAGATTGTCACCGACTACACCACCTCTAAAAAAAACTGTAAGACCTACTCCAGCACCCTCATTTATAGTCGTACCATTTCCAGTGACCGCCGCATATTCAAGTGCTTTTGGCCAGTCGTTACTTAAATTTTTAGTATGTTGGTCATATATATCGTGAAGTCCCTTTGTCTCTGATACAGTTGTTTTTATTTGATCACCTATAATTCCGCTATTTCTTTTCATTGTAAATCCTCAAGTATAAGTTGTTTCTGTAAACCCAAGATAATTTTGTCCTACGTTTGTAGTGGGAAATAATCTGTTATCCCCCCATATAACTCTAACACATCCAACACCACCTTCTCCAGCATGAACACCCCAATATGATGATGATTTACCGCCGCCGCCGCCTCCGTATTCACCACCTCTTTGAGTTCCATTTACAGATGTTCCGGCCGGAACTAAAGAACTACCACCTCCAGACCCACCTTGTCCAGAACCATCAGTTTGTCCTACACCAGAAGAACCTTCTCCGTAAGGAGCTACTCCACCGCCACCACCAGATATATGGTCTACATAAGTGGCATTAGAACTTGCACCTCCACCAGAACCACCACCTCCAGAGCCATCATCTCCTTTTGCAGCGACATCATCTCGCCCATTTCCACCATTTCCTGAGTATCCACCGGCACCACCACCGCCTGCTGGGCCATAGCCTTGAGACGATGTCCTAATAGGTGCACCA